GCCTGCTGCTGTCGATGCGCCGCGCCGTGGCCGCCCGCCGAAGAACAAGGATGCTGACTGATGGCAAAAATGACCGATGACACGCTGCTGAAGCATCTCCAGTCCAACGAGGATGATGCTGCGCAGTATGTCGAGGCCATCGGCGCGTATCGACTCGCGTCCATGCGCGAGTATTACCGCGAGCCGTACCCTGACGACGAATCCCTTGATGGATGGTCTCAGATCGTCACGTCCGAAGTACAGGACACGGTGGAATGGATACTGCCCGAACTGCTGGATGTGTTCACCACCAGCGACGAGGCAGTGGTTTTTGAGCCGTCGAAGGCTGATGCCGTCAAAGGCGCGCAGCAGGCGACGGACGCTTGCAACTACGTTTTCTATAAGCAAAACAATGGGTTCCTGACGCTTTATACCGCCTTCAAGGATGCGCTGATCGCGCAGAATTGCGCGGTCGAATGGCGCACAGTGACGGATCAAGTGCGAGACGTGCAGGAGGTGCAAGGCGCCCCGCTGGACGTGCTTGCGATGCTGGAACAGGAAGGCTACGAAATCGAGGCCGCAGAGCCTTTGATGGGCGCTGCCGTGCCGCTGTTCAATGCGAAAGTGGCCCGCACGCAGGACAAGAAGCGCGTGCTGGTCGAGGCGTTCCCGCCTGAGCAGCTTATTGTCAAGCGCGGCTGGACTTCACCGCTGCTTGGCGAATGCCCCTATGTCGCACGGCTGATGCAGGTCACGCTGTCCGATCTTCGGCAAATGGGGTTCAAGGGCGTGACAGCAGCAGAGCTGCGCGCATCCGAAGATGCGATGCGGGACGCGCAGGAGGAAGACTACCGGCTGCAACGCACGGACGGTGGTTTCACGCAGGACAGCGACGAAGTTGATAGCGAGGATGACAGCCTCGCAACGGGATGGCTGCGTTGCGAATACGTCCTGGTGGACTATGACGGCGACGGCATTGCAGAGCGGCGCCTGATCTACCGCCTGGCAGACAAAATCCTCTCTAACGAAGAAACCGATCAGGTTCAGATCGCCACGACGAGCCCGATCATCAACACGCACCGCTGGGACGGCATGTCCATTTCCGAGTGCGTTTCGGACATTCAGCGCCTCAAAACCGACCTGACGCGGGCGATGGTCAACGGGGCTAATTTGGCCGTGAACCCGCGCAAGACGGTGCTGACAGATGCCAATGGCGCACCGTATGTCGAGATCGATGATTTGCTGGATTTCCGCATTGGAGGCATCGTTAGGCAGACGCGCCAGGATGCGTTGGGCGTAGAGCCGACCCCATTCAACGCTGCGCAGATTCTGCCGGTGCTGTCCTATGTGGACGACATGGCCGAGAAGCGCACAGGCGTTTCAAAGCAGCAGCAGGGCCTGGACTCAAATGCGCTGAGGAACGACCGCACCGCCGCCGAAGTGATGATGACGGCCAACGCGGCAAAGCAGCGCGTGAAGCTCATTGCGCGCATCTTCGCTGAAACGCTGGTCAAGCCGATATTCCTCGGCATCCTCAAGCTGCTGACCGCTGGAGACATGCCGCCGCTGGCATTCCGCCTGCGCGGCGAGTTCGTGGAATACGACCCGAACGAATGGCGGGATCAATACGACATGACGGTCAATGTCGGGCTTGGGACTGGAGACAAGCAGCAGCAACTGGCTGTTTTCGGCAATCTGCTACAGACGCAGATGGGCCTTGCTCAGTCGCCGTTCGGTCAGTTGATGATCCAGCCGCAGAACATCTACAACACCGTGTCGAAGATGGTGGAGCTGGGTGGGCAGAAGAACGTCAATGACTTCATCCTGAACCCGCAAGGCCAGCCGGTGCCGCAATCTGGCCCGCCACCGCAACTGATGCTGGAGCAGGCCAAGATGCAGCAGCAGGGCCAGATCAAGCAGATGGAGCTGCAATTCAAGGCGCAGGCGGACGAAATGCAGCGGCGACAGCAGGCGGAGCTTGAACTGATCCGCCAACGCGCACAGCAACAGACCGACACCAACCGGCAGGCCATGGAAGCTGAGATGCACCGCATGAAGCTGGGCCAGGAAGCCGAGTTGCAGGCCCTGCGTGCGCAGTACGAAGATCAGCGTCACATGCGCGAAATGGAGTTCCAGCGCTGGAAGGCAGAACTTGATGCATCTGTGAAGGTCACAACGGCCAACATGTCGCGCCAAGCGCCGATGCTTGACCCAGCAACGGCCGCAGCGGCTGCTGAGATTGGCCGTGAGGTGCAGCCATGACCGACCACGAAATGGCAAAGCAGGGCGAGGACGCGCGCCAGGTGCTCACAAATCCAGCCTTTCAGCGGGCCATGGAGCAGATGCACGAGCTGGCGCACAAGGCGTTCAAGCTGACCGATCTGCGCGATGCAGAGGGCCTCAAGATCGCCCGCCAGTTCGCATCGGTGACGGACGACTTCGAGGCCATCATGAAGCGCATGGTGGAGGGCGGCAAGCTCGCCCAAATCAATATCGACAAGCACAGAGATGAAAGCGCAGCCCGCAAGGTGGCGCGCAAGGTTTTCCGGTAGTCACCTACCTTTTTGGGCGATAGACACGCCCTCGACCCGCCCATGGTGACATGTGGGCGGGTTTTGTTTTTTAGGAGCATCCAATGGACGGACAAGCCGAAATGGCCCCGCTCTCTGCCGATGATGTGGCGCAATTCCTGATCGACAACCCCGAAGCAGACGGGGCCGATGACCAACAGGAACAAGTGCCGACCGATGAGTCCCCCTCTGATGAGGACACGGACGAATCGGAAACCGATGACGACAGCCCGGATGATGCCGACGATGAGTCGGACGAGCAGCCCGATCCGACAAGCGGTCGCAAATACAAAGTCACCGTCAAGGGCGAAGACGGCGCTGACCTCGAACAAGAGGTTGACGAAAAGGAACTCGTAGCAGGATACCAACGTCAGGCGGACTACACCCGCAAGACGCAAGAGCTTGCGCGGCGAGAAGAGCAGGCCGTGGAGGTCGTGCGCGCCAAGGTTTCCGAGGCGCAGAACCACTACGTGCAACAGGCGCAGATGGCACAGGCGCTGGTGGCTCGTCTCGCTGGATTGCGCAGCCCCGAGGAGATGCTGGAGCTGTCCCGCCAAGACCCTGCGGCCTATGTCGCAGAGCAGGCGCGACAACAGCAGGTGCACGGCATGATCGCTGGCCTGCAGAACCAGTGGCAGCAAGAGCAGTTCCGCGCACAGCAGGAACAGCAGGCCGCCCTGCAGCAGAGCTTTGCACGGTGCTGGGGTGTGCTGGGTCAGAAGGGTATCGACAAGCCCAAGCTGCAGCACATTTTTGAAACGGTGTCCAAGGACTACGGCATCCCCCAGGATCGTTTCGCGACCCTGAATGATCCAGCCGTGGTCATGGTGATGAAGGACGCCGTGGCTTACCGGGAACTGCAAAAGAAAAGGACTGAGGTCACACAAAAGGCTGCGGCTGCACCGCGCCTGCCTCAGAAGTCACCCGTGCCCCGCGCCGACACGCAAGACAAAAAGCGTGTGGAGCGGCTTCGTAGTGGCCGTGGGTCTCGTGATGACCTGGCCGCATTCATCGCACAGCACAATTTGTAAGGAGCACGCCAAATGGCCGTCCCAACCAATACCTACACCCGCTACACGGCGGCAACCAACGTCCGCGAAGACCTGGCAGATTTCATCGCTCGCCAAGACCCGGAATCCACCCCCATCATTTCCAGCGCAGGCAAGGCCAAGGCCACGCAAACGCTGCATGAGTGGAACCGCGACGCCCTGCGCGCACCCAATGCCGACAACGCGGCCATTGACGGCGACGACGCATCGGCATCGGCCAAGACTCCCCCGAACCGCGTTGGCAACTACTGCCAAATCTTCCAGGACACGATCTTTGTGTCCGGGCGCGCCGAGGTGGTGGACAAGGCAGGCATGAAGTCCGCGATGGCCTACAACAAGGCCAAGTCGTACAAGGAACTCATGCGCGACATGGAGAAGATGGTTGTCTCCAATAACGTCGCTGTGCTGGGTTCTGGTGTTGCTGCAGCCAAGGCTACCGGTCTTGGCCCGTTGATTTACACCAACGCGAACCACGGCGCGGGTGGCTCGACGGTGGCGCACACCTCGGGCGTCGCGTCCGTGGCGCCTACGCCTGGCACAGCACGCGCCTTCAGCAAGACCATCTACGACGCTGCGGTGCAGGCCACGTACATCAGTGCTGGCAAGGTGCCAAAAGCTGTGTATATGTCCCCCGCGCACAAGGCGCTGGCCTCGACTTTCACCGGCATTGCGTCCAATCGCTACGAGGTGAAGGGCACGAATCAGGGTGCGATCATCGGCGGCGCTGATGTGTACGTGTCGGACTTCGGCGCCATGACGCACGTCCCGCACTACATGATGGCTGGTAGCACGCTGGTTTACGGCCTTGACCTGTCTGAAATCAAGATGGCCTATCTGCGCCCGTTCTTCTCGCAAAAGCTGGGGGCCTCTGGCGACAGCGTGAAAGAACAGGTCATTGTGGACGCCACGCTGCGTCTCGAAGCGGAAAAAGCCTGCTTCAAGATCGCAGACCTCAGCGGCGGTTGATCCGCACAGCAGCAATCAAAGGGCTCCTTCGGGAGCCCTTTTTCATTGGGGGCCGCAATGGATTTTGGAAATTTCAGGGTGGACGAAGGGGTCAACCCGCATACGGGCATCCGCACGCAGATTCACTTTGAAGGCGATCAGGTNNNCGTGCAAAAAACCTACGACGCCGGGCCTTACCTGCAACGGGTTGCCGAGATGCGCGCCCGCAACGAGGGCAAGCGCTGGGGCGAAGGCAAAGAGGTTGGGGTGCTGCCACCTTGGGTGCATCACCATATCAATCAGATTGAAGACGACACGGCGCGGGAGCGCGCGGTGAAGGCTTTCTTTCGCGAGAACCCTGCGTTCCTCGCTTACGACGCATTCCTCAAATGAACTGGGGCCAAATAAAGGCCGCTGTGGCGGCGTACACCCACAGGACGGATTTGGATGCATTGATGCCGACGTTCCTGGCCCTTGCAGAGCAGCGCATCTATTACGGCGAGATGAACACGCCCAAGGTGCGATGCGCCGCAATGCGTCAGTCCGCATCGATGGCAAACGGCACGCGCCCCGCTGGCTTTCTGGAAGCCATCAAGATCGCCGAATCCGGCAGCCCCGACAGGCCCCTGGAATACCGACCACTGGACAAGATGCCGCACGAGCGCCGCGCATTCAGCTGGGACGGGGCCACCCTGGTGCTTTCGGATGACCAAGCGTTCCCGGTCGATCTGACCTACTACGCAAAGCTCGCCACGCCAACGCTGGACGCGGACGAGAACTGGCTCATGGCCAANNATCGTTGGGCCGCAGACGACGCCAGCGCCGCGCGTGAGGCGTCCAACTACGCCAGCGCTGTGAGCGCGCTGGTGTCTCAAGAGCAATCAGCAGCAATCAGCGGCTCTGCGCTGCGCATTCTGGCAAGGGGCTGAAATGACCGTCGAAACCGCAAGCTACATCAGCCAGCTCGACCCGACATACCCCACGGCAGGCGACCCCAAGAGCGAAGGCGACAACCACCTGCGCTTGGTCAAAACGGTACTGAAAACGCAGTTCCCGAACTTTGGGACAAACGCGATCACAGCGACTGCGGCAGAGGTCAATTACCTCGTCGGTGTCACATCTGCGGTGCAAGCCCAGCTCAACACTTTGGACACCGGCAAGGCATCGAAATCCGGTGCGGCCTACACCGGCACGCACGACTTTACTGCGGCCGCCCTGACTGTGCCAACCCAGACCACGGGCGATGCCACGACGAAAGCGGCAAGCACTGCGTTTGTTTCTGCGACGGCTTTCAATGCCGCCTTGCCTGGGCAGACCGGCAACGGCGGCAAGTTCGTCACGACCGATGGGGCGAACGCGAGCTGGTCGAACATCTACGGCACGCCGACACNNCACGCTCACGGCAAGCCTGACCCTCACGCTGCCTGCAACCCCTTCGTCTGGTGACGTGGTGCATGTCTCCAACAGATCGGGCGCAGACACCTGTGTCATTGATCGCAACGGCTCAAACATCATGGGCCTTGCGGAAAACATGACGCTGGACTCTGCGCAGCAACCCTTCTCCCTTGTGTACGCAGACGCATCGCGCGGCTGGGTGCTTTTCTGAGGTCATCCCATGAGCAATCTGAGCGACTTTCTCGCAAGCGGCGGCGGCAAGCTGCGCTACCAGGAATTCACATCTTCCGGCACGTTCACCCCTTCGGCTGCACTGCTGGCGAACGGCGGTCAGTGTTACATCGATGAGGCCATCGGAGGCGGAGGCAGTGGTGGTGTGCAGATCAACTCGGGTGCCGGGGTTGCGTCGGCATGTGGCGGTGATGCCGGTGCGTATATTTGCGGCCCGGTGACGGTGAGCGGCGCGGTCACGGTCACCATTGGCGCTGGCGGCACTGCGGTCAGTCGATCCGGCATTACTGGCAACACCAGCGGCAATGCTGGCGGGAACACCACTTTCGGAGCGCTGTTGACGGCACCGGGCGGCGCAGGCGGACGTGGCGATAACGCCGGGAATGCCGGGGCTGGCGGTAATGGCGCAGGGGCCATTGGCGGATATGTCACAGACGCCGCATCGGTGCTATCTGCGCGCGGCGGCGTTGGCGTGAACAGCAAGGCTGGCGGTGGCGGTGGCTCTGCGACCTACGGAGCGGTGCACATGCGAGCTACGGATGGTGGCGGCAATGGCGCCTATTTGACATCTGTGGGATTGTCTATCACAGCCGCAAGTGCAACGGCAAACACGGGCGGAGGTGGCGGTGCTGCTGCTTACTCTGCGTCTGGAAGCGCCGGAACAATCACATCTGGCGCGGGCGGGTCTGGGTTCTTGCGAGTCTGCTGGTTTGAGTGAGGGCCGCGAAATGAATTACGCACTTATCAGAGACGGGATTGTTCAGAACGTAATTGTTGCCGACGCATCATTTGTTGCATTGATCCGCAGTGAATGGGACAAAGTTGAGCCTGTCACAGGTTCCGCTGGAATTGGTTGGGGTTGGGATAACGGCTTCGTCCCGCCTCCAGCAC